AATGGGTGTCCAGAGTTTGAACTATCAGATTGGTCAAATCTAAATGTGCCACCCTCTGATAATTCTAATGTAACTGCGCTTGTACCAAAATCATCAAATCTATACTTGTTACCACTATCAGATACTACTTTAACTGTGTAAGTTTTTGATGGTGCTGTTCCAGCAGCTAACCAATTCCATGCTACAAAAGATGCACTTGAAGCATTGACTCTTGTTATGTTTGTACTACCCTCTGTTACTTGGTAACCATCTGCTAGAAAATCACTTACGTAACCATATTGATTATTTGTATCCTCTGCTGAAGTGGCATCTGACATTAATTGTTTTCCATCACCTCTAACAATATCATATAAAACATGAGGTGTAGTTCCATCACGTTTTTTTATCCAAACCCAGTCTGGTTGAAATCCAACTCCTGTAATACTTTTAGGAGTTGTTCCATCTCCAGTATAAAGGATTGTGTTGAAATGATCTGTTGGTTTTGTAATTGAACTATATGCCATAATTTTTATCCATAAGTATTTAAGTTAGATGTATTTAACGCATAATAACCCGAAGGTACAGCATATTCAAAGTTTCCATGACCATTAGCATCACTGTTTCCTGATGATATTGAGTAAGGTGGTGAGCCAAAGTTTGCCTGTACTGCTGAATTATTTTGACCGCTAAAAATTGTTGTTCCATCTGCATAATCACTTGCTAAATTAAAAGCATTAGTTCCACCAGCTGGGTCACCAGAATTTTCCCATGTACCATTTTTTCCAAACCAACCATATCCATTATCTAAATCCATAGCTAACATTATAATGTCATTGGTTGTGTAGGTAGAAACAGAATTACTACCACCTGTTACAGTAGCATAACCTGATTGCACTACTCCCTTTAAATAATACCTAATTGTTGTAACATTATCTTGCCAATAAATAGTTGAACCAGAAGTATATAATGCTCTTTTACCATCAATGAAAGTACCTTCAGTTATAAAACCAATTTGTAAATTAGTAGGTACTGTAACTTTAATTTCTGCATACCATTTACCTTTAGTTGGTATAATAGTTCCAACTGTTCCATCATAACTTAATGCACCACCAGACATTTCCAAATTACCTTCTGCTAATGTTGCATCAGTTCTAATAATACCATTCCAAACACAAAAATTATTAACACAAGTATCAGTAGATTGGTCTATGCTAGTTAAATTATTAACAGTAAAATTATTACTTAATCCTGATTCATCTTTACCGACATTTGAACTGTCTTTAAAATTTAAATAGAATGAGTTAGTCCCTGCATTAGCAATCTGACCTATTTTTTTAGGCTTCCATATTCCTGTTGCAGTGTCCGTTTCACCAAATGATGTTGGGTCTAATGCTTGACCATCAATAAAACAAACTTCTGCCATGTAGCCATCAAAATAAGCTGAAGTTGAATTTGAATATTTACCTAATCCATGTTCGGAACTTGAATTATTTATTTCTCCACTACCAGATATTGATTTTGATGTTTGTTCTACAGAATTTACATATAATTTTAATGTTGAAGTATTTGCTTGTAATACAACATGATACCAAGCTGAAGTGTCTCTAAATTTAGCAGTAGTAGAAGTTCCACCAGATGGACTATTCCAATATGTATAAAATGAGCCTTGATATAGAACCAATCCTGTTGCAGTTGAACCACTTGACCAATTTCCAGCAGTGAAAATTGGGTGGAAACTATCAAATGTGCTAAATTTTATCCATGCACTCCAAGTCCAAACTGATCTATTTCCAGCACTATCAAAACTTTTTGTTAAATTATCACTACTTCCATCATCAAATCTTAATGAGTTTTCAATATTCTCAGGAGTCTTTGGCCACTGATTATTACTTACAAAATTTGTAAGATCATTCATTCTCCACACGCCACCTGCTACTCCCGTGACTATTCCTCCTACAGGTGTGTTTGCTGGTCCGATTATTCCTCCGTTTTTTCTAGACATTATCTTGCTGTCCCCGCTGCTTTAGTTCCTGCTGTTACAAAAGGTGCTTCAGCAAATGCCATGTAGATATAATTTCTACCACTTCCATTATTCCAAGTATCATTAACTCTATGCTTTATACCATTGCTTGTAAAATCCATATAGTTTGTACTTGAACTTGCAGTATTATTTAAATTTGGTCTTAAATATTCTGCCACAACATTATGTGGATCTCTTTTGTTATCAAACATAACCCAATCATTACTATTATCAGTATCTTTACAAAGAAAAAATGCTGGTTTAAATCCTGTATAAACAAATGTACCATCTGCATTTCCGTTGCCTGTGTAAGTTCCAAACTTAGAGTAGCCTTTTACAGAATGAAAACAATAAGCAACAAAATCCTCCGAAGAACCAAAAAGAGTGTTGGAAAATACTGTGCTTGTTGGTGCAGAAGCACCTGTAACGTTTGCTTTGGCATTTGTGGAATTTAAAGTTAAAAAATCATAACTACCATCAAAAATATCGGTGGTAATATACCAAGAGCCACTACTTCTGCTTTTATATAATACTATTTCTGGTTTTACTCCTAAACCATGACCTATAGTATCGCTTCCACTTGCAGTTCTTGTATAAGTAACAATACTAAATCCAGCAGTAGTATTAGCAGAAACAGTTGATGTAATATCTCCATCTGTGTTTGATGCAGTTCCGTTTGCACCTAACCAATTCCATGATGCAAAAGTAGCTGAATTACCGTTAACATCACCACTATTACCTAAACTAAATCCATCTGAATCAAATGCAGTTAAAGTTGGTGCATAAGTTTGTTCAGCAGCAGTTCCATTACTTTCAAGCCATTTAGTTACACCTCTTACAGCATCAAATAACATATGGTTTTGAGCTGCACTTCTATCTTTTATCCAAGTCCAATCTGGTTGAAATCCCACTCCTGTTATAGATTGTGTACTACCATTTCCTGTGTAAAGAACAGTGTTAAAAAACAATCCTGGGTTATCAATAGTTGTATAAGCCATTATCCGTGCTCCGCTAAGTTTTTAGTACATAATGCAAAATAACCTGATGGTACTGCATATTCAAAATTACCATGACCATTAGCATCTGCATTACCTGATGAGATTGAGAATGGTGAAGAACCAAAGTTTATCTCATTAGTAAATGTTGTTGAAACTGCTCCAGCTTCAATTCTTATATATAATGACATATTTCCTTTAATTATATTTGTGCTATTTGTAACATAACCACTACCAGATGTAGGGTCACCCCCAGTTTGTCCTGTATTATAATTAAACCAATTACCATTTATACCAAAATAAAATTTTGTATTATCTAAGTCTAAAGCATACATAAAAATATCATTAGCAGATGGTACTGTATAAAAACTATCAACTTCTGTTGTGCTTCCATTTTCTCTTATTCTAATTCTTGATGTGCCTGTGCAAAGTGACCATTCATTTTGTGGAATTGTTGTTCCTGTACCTATATTTTCTTCAGTTGAACAAATCCCAATACTTGTTCTATCTGAACCACCTGATGTAATTAATTTTGATTCCCAGTACCATTTACCTTGTGATGGTGCTATTGAACTTGCTATATAAGTTCTTATAAAACTGCTACCACTTTGACTTGCTTTTAAATTACCCTCAGATAAATCATATCCATTGGGTGGATTTGATACTCCATTTAATGTTGCAAAATTATTGCTACAGGTATCTGAAGATTGATCAATAGATGTTAAATTACCTACAGTATAATCATTTCCATTTCCTGAAGTATCATCACCTAAATTAGATGAATCAGAAAAATTTAATTTAAATCCGTTGGTGCCATATGTTCCTGTGTATGCTATAGGCTCCCAGATATTTGTAACGGGGTTCGTTGCACCAAATGATGTTGGTGTAAGTTGTTGTCCATCAACTAAAATTATTTCTGTCATATAGCCATCAAAAGAATAATAATCTGAATAACCTCGTCTACCTATATTATGTATTCTATCATCATTAATATATGTAGTGTGGTCTTGACTTGGATAAGTAGAAGATGCAAAATCTGATATTTGAGTTGAATTTACATATATTTTAATTCTATCACTACTAGTTGATTGAGTTGTATCAACAGCGACTACTAGATGATACCAAGCAGATACATCTCTAAATAATCTATTTGTTTGTAAATTTAATTTAATAGCATCTGATTGTTTTTCAACAAACTGAAACTTATCTCCATAAAACATAATTTCAATTTTATTTTCATTTGCAGTTCCAGCACTAAAAATACAATTTCTTTGAGAAGTTGCTGTTCCAATTTCTGATCTTTTTACCCAAGCACTAAAAGTAAATGTTTTTCTATTAGATTCACTACCTGGTGTTCTACTTAAATAATCACTACTATCATCATTAAATCTGCATGAATTAGTAAAAGTTGTTTGTGGAAAAGCTAAAGGCCATATAGATGAAGATTGAGATTCAAATTGACTATCTAATGTCCACACACCTGATGCTACACTTGTAGTAGGTGTATTTATTTTTCCTATGATTCCACCATTATCTTGGTTCATTAGCTACTTCCTTTCGCCCCATCAGTGGATTCCTACGCGTCGTCTATAGATTCATAAGATACGAATAATTCTAGATCTGATGCAGCACCCGCTCCACCTTTTAATATATCACCTTCCATTAAGTAAATTGGAGTATCAAGTACAACTAACGTTGCATCAGCTGGGACCGATATTGTTTTTGCTAAATGAAAAGTTCCAGACGTATCAAAGTTGTCAACACCATCTGGAGTAAAATTTTGTTTTGTTATAGATAAAGTTAAGTCTGCTGCGTTTGTGCCATCAACGTTTGCACATGTAATTCTATTTAATTTTACAACTTTATCAGACGCAACGGTCATCAAAGTTGTTGTTGTGGTAGCTGATAAAGCAAATCCAACCGATTCACCTTTAATACTAGTTACCGATACTATATTTGGGTTAGCCATAATTTACTCCTTTTATCCGAATACAATTGCCATTGCAATAGCTTTTCCTGTTGTAATTCCGCTTGAAGGTGTCGTAAAACTTAGTGTTCCAGACCCATTAGTTTGTAATACTTGGCCACTACTACCATCTGCAGCAGGAAATGTCAAAGCATCGATCGTGACTGTTCCTGACCCTTTTGGTTGTATAGATACACCGATATTAGTGTCATCACCAGATGCAGTAAATGTTGGTTTGTTTCCTGTGGCTGCATTAGCGTATGTTAATTCATTAACAGCAGAACTAGTAGCTGTAAGTTTAAATAATTCATTACTGTTTGTGTCTAAAATAGATGTTCCTATTATTGGAGAAGTTAAAGTTTTATTAGTTAAAGTCTGTGAAGATCCTGTTGTTACCAATCCTACTTGTTTTATATCGGGGTTAGTTCCATCGTTTGCTGTAGCAAATAATACAGCATCACCTTTATCTGTCGCTGAAAAAGTAAATGTGCCCCCTGAACCAGATGCATATTTAAATTGCACTGTATATGCACCAGAAGTTGAGTTTCTTAAAAAATAAAAAGTTTGAACATCGATTGGAATAGTTACAATCTGATTACCTGTAATAGTTCCTGTGAACTCAATCATTCTGTGAGAAAGTTCTGCACCGGTTGATCCATCAGAAACTGTTAATGCAGTTGTTTGCGCTCCACCTGCTATTGATTTAGCAATGTAACCACCAGATATTTGTTCTATGATTTGTAAATTTGTATTAGTCTTTGTACCCCATGTACCAGCGTTTTCACCAGTTGCTTGAAGTTCAACACCTAAAGGTGTGTATGTTGATGCCATAAATTATCTCCTATGCAGCGTCACTATAACTTGTATTTGATCCAGTTGCAACATCCGAATAAGTATCATTCGAACCTGTTGAAACATCAGTATATGACCCATTTGATCCAGTTGCAACATCCGAATATGTATCATTCGATCCTGTCGAAACATTAGTATAAGATGTATTAGAACCAGTGTCAACATCCCCATACGCAAAGATATTAATCGTTCCTAGGTTAAATGTAGCAGATTGACCAGTTAATCCAACCTGCATATCAGCTAATGATATTGATCCTACACTAGCGTTGAAAGATTGACCTGTTAATCCTAGTCCTTCTTCTACTGTTAAAGATCCAACACTTGTTGTAGCTGATTGACCAGTTGGTTGAGCAACAGCTCCCCCTAGTCCAACAATCGATCCTAAACTAAAAGACGCTGATACACCAGATAATATAGCTGTAGCATTTGGTATTGTAACACTACCTAAATTAGATGTTATAGATTGACCTGTTAGTGTGGCCTCTTGTGATGATATACCTTGTGCTGTTCCTTGTGATGAGGTTATTGATTGACCTGAAACTATTACAGTTTCGTTTGGTGCTTTTGCTGTTCCTTGTGATACAGTTATTGACTGACCAGTTAAACCAATAGTTAAATCTGCAGGTGTTATTGCACCAACAGAAGCTGTTATTGCACTTGATGTTAGACCTTGGTGAACATCGTCTACAGTTAATGATCCAACAGAAAAAGATGCAGATATACCTGATACAACTACAGGATTGAATGCTACACCTTGAGAAGATGTAACAGACTGGCCACTTAAACCCACAGTCATATCTATAACTGTTGGTGATCCTAAACTAGATGATATTGATTGACCAGTTAGGGTGATAACTTGATTAGAAGTTTGACCCCAGGCACCACCACCATTCCAGGCTTGTGCACCCCAACCCGTTTTTAAAGTTGTTGCTTGATTCCAATTGGCCTGTCCGTAGGTTAATCGGCCCCATCCTGAAGTTACCGACATGGTCGGCCTCCTATGCTAATCTGATTATAGCGTTACTTGCGTCTGCTGCAGGGAACTCAATTTTAAAAGTTCCGTTACTTGCTGTCTTGTCACCACCAAAGGCTATAACTGCAACAGCGTCAGTTGTTCCTGAACCACCATCTGTTGTTGTGTTATAAATTAAAGCTCCGTTTGCAGTGAAAGAAGCTGATGTATATGTTACATCAGCAAAATCTGTAAATGCAGTTGTTGAAGATAATGATACACCTTGGTTTGTTAAAGTTGCACCACCTGCAGAGTATGCAGATCCAGATGTATTAGATATCTCGTTTGAAGTAGAGTAATCAGTTGTAGCTGCACCTAAAGATGCAGAGCTAGTAAATAAAGCTATTTTAAAAGTATGCCCACCTGAAGACTCAAAGCTGTGCTTACCTTGTAGAAGTTCTTGTTTAAAACTAGAACATATTGCTGATGTTATTGCCATGATTTAATCTCCTATGGGTTTGCCGAGTTTATTGGTATTCTAACTGCTCCGTCTGTGTAGTCGTCTCTTCGTCTTCTACCAACTTGTTCTGCAGCAAACTTCTGTACTTCTTGTTTATATTTATTTTCATACAAAGTCAACATGTCTATCGGGCCTTTTAAAAAGCCATATGCCTCTGATAAACAACAATATAATAATCCATTCGGAAAATTAAGACTTAAATAATTAGTATCGTTGCCTTCTAAAAGACCTGCCATTTTATTAAAGTGAATTCTAAATCTATATGTAGTATTTGGTGTAGGGGCTACAAATATTCTACCTGATGTAGTATCTGTATTACCAGTTGCACCACCAAACATAGCATAATATTTAGGTTGACCTTGAGCTGCGGAGGTTCCTGTCACATCCTGATATTCTTGAAGATAAGTCATATCTTTTTTCTCTAGCCATCTATTAGCTCCCGTAATAGCTGATCCGTTTGTATCATAAACTTGTATACCTCTAACAAATAAACATCCAGCAGGTGCATTTATAGATTCTTGACCTGCCACAAAATTACCTAATTGTTGTTTTTTATCTGCATCAATAGGCACATCTCTCATGATTCTATATTGAGCATTTAGTATTATATTTTCTAAAACAGCGTCTGTTAATACATTAGAATCTGTTTCTGTATAACTTCTAATTTGTGTTTTTAATCCTGATGCACTTAATCCTGACATTAAACAGCTCCTGCTAGCTCTCTACAAATAGGACAGCTTTTTTTATACCTATTATGTGTTCCACATTTCCACTTTGGTTCCTTCTGCACAGGTATTTCTGGCTCTGGAACTTTAGTGTAATATTCTATGTGTTCGTCTTCTGGACACTCACATTGTTTAATACCAAATAATTTACTAATTAATTTTTTAATCATGCTGTTACCGTTACTGGTCCTGCTGATGCAAAACCGCCTCCTCCGGACTCAGTTATACTAGATGTTGTAGCTGTTGCAAAGGTATAATTATCATCATCTACTTTTGTAATTACGTATCCCGCAGCTAAATTTATTGTTGCTGCAGCAACTCCACCAACCACACTTACATCTCTAAATCTAACTCTGTCAGATGTTGATCTACCATGATCTGGTTCGTTAACAGATATTGTTGCAGATCCATTTGTTGTTGTAAAAGCATTAAGTGGTAAAATTTTAGGAA